GCGCTGCGCTCCATCGACGCCTCGTACCTGCCCAAGGACGCGGACGTCGACAGCCTCATCCGCTTCCTCGAGATCGAGACGATGGACGAGGAGGAGGAGTCCAGCCGCATCCACCAGGAGGCGACCCGTCGCATCCTGCTGACCGGCTCCCCGCTCTACAAGCGGGCCTTCGCCAAGTACCTGCGCTGGGGCAACAAGGACTCGTGGACCCCGGAGGAGGCCCGCGCCGCGGCCCTCGCCGTCACGGGCACGACCACGACCGGCGGCTACGCCGTGCCGTACATCTTCGATCCCACGTTCGTGCGCATCGGCGCCCACACGTCCACGAACCCGTACCGCGCGGCGTGCCGCGTCGAGACCATCTCGGGCGGCAACAACTGGCGGGCCGTCACCGCGACCGCCATCGTCGCCAAGTGGGACACGGAAGCCGCCGCCTCCGTCGAGGGTGGGCCGACCATCGGCCAGCCGACCTTCACGGTCCAGCGCGCCGATGCGTTCGCCACGGTCTCGATCGAGACGCTCCAGGACCGCCCGGACGTCACCGACGAGCTGACCGGCCTGTTCGGTGAGGCGAAGGACACCCTCGAGGAGAACTCCTTCACCCTCGGCACCGGCGCAACGGTCTATCCCTTCGGCATGTTCCGGACCCTCGCCTTCACGGCGAAGGCCACCGCCACCAGCGACGTGACGGTCCTGCTGGACCTGATCGCCGTGGAGGGCGACCTCTGCCCATCCGCCACCGCGCCAACGGCGCGTGGTTCTTCTCGCGCTCGACCCAGCGTCAGCTCGAGCTGCTCGACACGTCGGGCTACTACTTCAAGCGGCCCGGCCAGTTCTTCGCGATGGGCAAGGCCGAGCTGGTCAACTCGCCCACCGGAAACACCGGCACGCAGCTCCTCGGCTATCCCGTCTGGGAGGTGCCGTCGGCCGTGTCGACCCTGACCACCGACGCCGCGCAGATCGCGGTCTTCGGCGATCCCAAGAACTACGTCATCGTCGACCGCATCGGCATGAACGTGGAAGTGGTCCCGACCATGCTCAACGGGGCGACGCCGTCGTTCCCCACGGGCCAGCGCGGGATCTACTGCTGCTCGTCCGCTCAACGTGGACGGGATGCGCCAGCTCGTCGTCGCCTAGTCAAACGCGGGAGGGCCTTCGGGTCCTCCCGCACCCTTGCCCGGAGGTCCAACGCATGGCAAGCAAAGAGACCGTCGTCGCGCTGGCGTCCGGCTACTACGGCGTCAACGGAGAGTCCGTCCTCGTCAAGGAGGGCGATGTCTACCGGGCCGACGACCCGGTCGTGAAGAAGTTCCCCAAGGCGTTCGGCCCCCAGCGGACCGAGAGCGACCGGGTCGAGCAGGCCACCGCCGCTCCCGGCGAGAAGCGAGGCTGACATGGGCCTGACGTTCTCCAATACCGCCGCCACGACGGCCGCGGTCGCCAACCGCATCGTGACCATCGCCAACATGAAGGTCGGCACCTACACGATCGCCAACGCCTCCCCGGTGTGGGCGGGCGGGGCGCTCATCACCATCACCCACGCCACGGTCGCCGCTGGCACCGACACCCTCGGCACCGTGACCATCGACGGGACCGGCATCACCGGCGCGGTCCAGAGCGAGGTCATCACCCCGCTGGCGGACACCGTTGCCACGGGAACGAAGATCTTCCGCACCGTCACCGCCGTCACCGGCGCGGGCTGGGTCATCGCCGGTGGCAATGACACCATCACGGTCGGCGTCGCGGCGGGCAACTACGTGGCCGCGACGGGCGGCATCCTCGGCGGCGTCCTGGTCAACAACACGGTCGCCGCAGCGGTCGTCGTCTCGGCGGCCAACGGGACGCTCATCACCATCCCGGCCTCGCAGGCGGCGGGCACCTACTACAACTTCGGCGGCGTCGAATACTCGGGCTGGCTCAAGGTCGCCACGACGAACACGAACGACGTGACCGTCTTCCATTCGGGGACGATCCCGGCCTTCGCGACCGCCTGACATGGCCCACACCTACGCGACCCTCGGAGAGTTCAACGACTACGTCACGTCGGGCGGCTCCACCAAGTTCGCGTCGGAGACGGCTGCCGTCGTCGCGCTGAAGCTGTCCCTGCTCGAGACGGCCAGCCGGCGCATCGAGGCGGCGTGCCACCGCTCGTCCTTCGGGTCTGGCTTCGGGCCGCGTATCGGGATCAACTACTACGACGGCGACGGCTGCAACGAGCTCATGCTGCGCGACGACCTGCAATCGCTGTCGGCGTTCACCGTCGCCCCGGCCACGGGTGCTGCGGGGGTCAGCCCAGTGGTCACCACCGACTACTTCCTCGCGGGCTACCCGGAGGGCTACACGAGCCCGTACCGCAAGATCGTCCTCCACCAGATGGGCAGCCCCCAGGTCTTCGCGGCGGGCTACCGGACCATCGTGGCGACCGGGACGTGGGGCTATCCCACGACCCTCGTCGGGACCGGCACCACCGTCGCTTCGGGGTTGTCGGTGGGCACCACGGCCACGACCTTCACCACCTCGGCCACGCCGCTCATCTCGCCGGGCATGACCCTCCGCATCGAGTCGGAGGACCTGTACCTGACGGGCCTGTCGGGGACCACGGCCACCGTCGTCCGGGGAGCGAACGGCACGACCGCCGCAACCCATGCCGACGGCACAGCCATCACCCGCCACCAGTACGACGCCCGCGTCCATGACGTGTGCCTCCGGATCGCGATGCGCCGCTGGAAGGCCCGCGACGCCGGAGCAGACGGCTCGGACGGAGGGCTGGACATCCCCGGCGTGAACATCCGCGAGGGCGAGGACACCATCATCCGACGGGGCCTGACCGACCTCATCCTCCTCGGCACCTACTGACGTGGCGAACCCGGACATCCCGGCGGCGCTGGTCGTGCTGCAGGCCCACCTCGTGGCAGCGGGGGCGGCGCTGACCGACGACATCCTCGACGTGGACCGGGGCCTCCTCGCCACGAGAGGACGGCAGATCCGCTTCTACTGGGGCGGCGAGGTCGCGCCGGTCCGGATGGGGCCGGAGCATCGCGTCCTCAACGGCGAGATGGTCGGGCAGCGGTTCATCATCGTCGCCGCTTGGCCGCTGACGGACCTGACCGAGGCCAACGTCACCGCCATCGACGTCGAGATGCAGCTCCTCGCCGGAGAGGTGCGGACCCGCATCCAGGGCGACTCGCAGCTCGGCGGGAACGTCACCGACCTGGACCTCCAGTACGCCGAGCCGGACCTCATCGTCATCGCCGGGGCGCGCCACGTCGTGCTCCGCTGGGACCTCGACCTCGCATATGTGGAATACACCCTTGCCCAGTGACCCGAGCCTGACCGTCCGCATCGAGGCGCATGGACCGTTCTTCACCAAGTCGCCGGGCAAGACCCTGCGCGGGAACCTCATGGACATGCTCGACGAGATGGCCGAGTTCATGGAGGACGAGGTCGACGCGGCCATCCAGTCCCACCGCGACGGGATGCCGCTGTGGACCGGCTGGACCCTCGCCAAGAACGTCGGCTACACGACATCGAAGAAGACCGGGCGCCGGTGGACCACCTACGCCGCGGTCGGCACCGTCACCGCGGGCATGGGCCGGGACGACGCGATCCGAACCAAGGCCGCAGCAGCCTCCATCGAGCGCCGCTGGCACCCGTGGCGAAACCTCAAGAGCGGGCTCTACCGCGCCCGCCCCCTGCTCACCGCCGACCTCGCGAAAGGACTGGAATAGATGGCGAAAGTCAGCGGCCTCACCTCATCGCTGCTGGTCGGGATCGCGGACCTCTCGGGTGACACCGGGTCCCTCGACATCGACACCAGCATCGCGCCCATCGACGTGACCTCCATCGCGGACACGGCCATGTCGCGCATCGTCGGACGGGCCGACGGGGCCATCTCGTGGACGGGCTTCTTCAACGTGGTCGCCGGCGCGGCGCACCTGGTCCTGTCGGCCCTGCCCAAGACCGACGTCACGGTGACCTGCATCCTGCCGGGCGCCTCCGCGGCGATGGTCGCCAAGCAGGTGACCTATCACCCGACGTTCAACCCCGACGGGTCCATCACGATCGCGGTCAACGCGCTGGCCAACGGCTCGGCCGTGGAATGGGGAGTGGCGCTGTGACCACCTCGTTCGCGACGGGCACCGTGTCGGGCGCGTCCATCGACCAGCTCGCCGCCACGACTGCGGGTGCGTCGGCCTATCTCCACTGCACGGTGATGCCGTCGGGTACTGCCACCTTCGCGGTGCAGGACTCGGCCAACGACACCGACTTCCTCGACGTCACCGGGTTGGTGTTCACCGCCCTGACTGCCCCCGGCCACGAGTACAAGGCCACCGCTGCCGGGGCCACGATCCGCCGCTATGTCCGCGTCCAGTGCACGGGCGTCCACGGCACCGCAACGGCCTACGTCACGTTCAACCGGAAGTAGAGAAGGAGCCACCTGATGGCGAAGATCAGCGGCATCACGACCGCCGTCACGGTGGCGGGCAACGTGATCTCCAACGACGTCACGAGCATCGACCTCGACACTCCGTATGGGGTCGAGGACATCACCGCCGTCGACAACGTGGCGATGGCCCGGCTCCTCCTGCGGGCGGACGCCACCGGCACCCTCACCGGCATCTTCAACACCGCCGCCTCGATGAGCCACGCGACGCTCAAGACGCCGGGCGTCAAGACGTTCGTCTTCGCCTATGCGGCGGCGGCGGCGACCGCGACGTTCAGCGCCGTGACCACCAACTACCACGTCGTCATGGCGGCCGACGGGTCGCTCGTCTGGGACTGC